GGTTATAATCATTTTTATACTCCTGTGTATGTTTTTGGCGACTGAGCGAAACGCTCAGTCTTTCCATAATAATACACTAATTCCCTTGCCCTGTCAAGCATATATTCATCTATACATACTCTTGACGGGGGTCAAAAACAAGGGTATCATCCCACTATGACACCTAAAAAGACAAATACCCAACCTCAACCAATAAAGATAAAAATCGACGTTGAAGGCATCCGGGTCAGGCTCGGCTTGACCAAAAAGGAAATGGCTCAAAAGATAGGCATCAGTGAGCAAGCCATTAGGGGGTTGACTCGGAACCCAAAGCAAATACAAGCGAGAACGATTCAGGGTATCTTGAATTTAGGGGTAACACTGGACGAGATATTTCCTGAAGATGAAAATAGTTAGTATCTTTCACCCCTCAAAACATTGAGGGATGAAGGTCTAAACTCCTGTGTCTGTGCAATGGGGCAGGGAATCGGACACCCTGCCCCATTGCCACGGGATAAGAAAAAGTCTAAGGAGAGAGTCTTATGCTGAGAGCAAGCAGGGCGAAGCCCATTCAAGACCCATTGGGGGATGATGTTGTAAGAGCCTACAAAATGACAACCCCCGACCAGAGACAGCAAGTAGCCGACGATTGGGACAATGGCTCAAAAGAAAAAAATATCATATTTGCCGACCTGTTACAGATCAACCCTGACGGTCTTCTCATCGCATCCCTTCTCGATGCTGAGCACCAAAGTATTTGTGATACCATGGGACTGCCGAGAGCAAATGAATATGGAGAATTATACAGAATGGCGACATCATTCAAAGCCTCATATGGGGATAACTCACCTAAACCTGTGGATAACTCACCTAAACCTGTGGATAACTCCCTTAAATCTGTGGATAACTCAATAGTCCCCCTGTGGATAACCTGTGGACAACTTCTCTGAGTCTGTTGATAAACAGTACCTGTGGATAACCTGTGGACAATTTATCAACAGTTTGTCCACAGGTTATCCACAGGGCATTTGAAAAATCCTCGAAGGGATTTGGCAGTTATCCACATTGTCCACAGGTACTACTACTACTATATATAGATTCATATACTGGGAATGTAAAGGAACCCCATGCAATAATTGAAAGATTAAGAGCATTGCCCATATTGACAAACAAGAACGACGGATATATAATGAAAAAAAATAAAAAAAGGAGATTGAACAACATGGAATTATCTACACCACTGACACAAGTTGAGGCTGGACGTTGCAAGACCATCATGCACGGCAAGGGAGTCCGCTTGAAGTATAGGGAATTAACAAACTTTTCCCCCAAGGAGATCGCCCAAACAGCAACCTGCAAAAGACACAATGTTTCAGCAAGGATGATTGCAGAATCCGCCGGACGTGTGGCGGAGAAAATGGATGTATAAAATGTTCAAGAGAAAAACAGTACGCGAACAAATCGAAGCCAAAAAATCCAAAAAAAAGAAAGGGAATGATTTGCGTTTCAACAATATCTTGATCGACATAAAGCGCAATCCAATGATCGCATTTGGTCTTGGCGGGTCTGCGTTATTGACATCCCTATCTGGTTTGTTTATCGGTCTCGCTCCAAGCCTTGATGAAACCGGAAATCTAATCCTTTTCGGAGGCGAAAAAGGCTTGGGATCGGTGGCAATGGGAATATTCTTTGGAGTTTTATATATGACGGTTTTTCCCGTAATTGGAGAGTTGGGAGTCTACTATTGGCATCGTAAGGCTTCGTTACGCGACGAAGATAGTCAGGCGCAAACTATCATATCCTTCTCCATGCTTGTTCTAACGTTCCTGTTTATGATCGTAACCGCTGTATCAGCATCGTTCATTCTTGCATCACTGCTGCACACTTTTTCAGCATTCAGCGCCATTCCCGCATGGGCGCAAAAGTGGACGATATTGGTGATCCCTTTTGCACTCGCCATTCATGCAGGTGCAAATATGTGGTACGACCATGTTTCCAGTTACGCCGAAGAGCGACGGTTTATGGAGCGTGAATTACAAACCGCTGAAATCGAAGCTGAAAATACAATCCGCGAGGCGCGTATCAATGCCCGTAAACAAGCCGCCCTCTCTATGGCAGAGAAGTATTCAGAGGTATCCGGTGTTGAGGCTGTCGCGCTGGGTCACAGGAAAGCAAAAGACGCTTGGAAAATAGACAAGCGGGAAATGAGCATGGACGCCGACGAAGATGGTGTACCTGATTTTATTGACTCAGAAGTCAAAACTTCTCCCGCCATACCCTCCCATGGGAACGGTCAACACCCTTAGACCCCGCACCACTCACGCCGGGCGTGAGTGCGGATGATTCAACTGTTGGCAGTATCGTTATTGCTGCCAACAGTTCTCACGGCGATGAGTCGCCGCAAAGCGTTCTTTTTGGAAGCACGAGGAAAAATGCCACTAATGCCAGGAAGTTACGAATAGATTTTACTCCTGATAACAAAAAGGTAATTAGGGCGCGTTTGCGCAGTGGCAGTGGCAGAAACAGAAGTAAGAAAAACGGAGGCGTATATGCCCCATTAGGAAGAATCGAGGACGTTTACAATGACCCCTACTATAAAAAATACTGGAAACGATGCGAACAGTACGCCGCCAGGACGGGATATAACCTGGTCAAAAGTGGCAGTGGCATTCGCGCAAACGATGTCACTGCACATGAGCGAGTGGATAAGCCTGAAATGCCACTGGTCGATAACGACGCTCAAAGGACATGAGGATAAACCTGTTTTATCCGTATATTTCCACGTCCCAGGATCTGTTCTTGGAAAAAAGGACGGAGAGGTTACTTTGGACGGTACAAAACTAATTGATATTGTCCTTGCCGACCTAGCCCGTAAAAATGCCACTGCCACTGAGCAAAATGCCACTGCCACTGTATCGGACGATGCAAAAGGTTAGGTGTTCAATGGACTTAACAGATATAACTAACAAGCACTCGCTCACAGTGGCATTTTTATCCATAATGACACTGATATTCGCATCAGTGTCATGTTATTTAGACAGTGGCATATCCCAATACGTGCAGAATGCCACTGTGAGCGCCACACAGAGCGGCCAGGAGCAAAACGCCACTGTAACCACTACACAAAACGCCCAGGAGCAAAATAATGCCACTGTGAGCGCTATACAAGCCCTGAATGTCAGGGTACTCCCGTGGCATCGTAGTCCTGTCAGTGGCACTTTGCTTAGTGGCACATCAGTGGCACTTTTGGGAAGATGCACCGGCAACGGCTGGCGCAGAATAACCAGTGGCACTGTGACCGGATGGGTAAATGCCGACTACCTTGACAAAGGATGCGAATAATGAAGAGGACACACAGGCAAATAGGACGGTCGAATCAGAGAATCGGGAAGCACGGTGAGCAATTAGCAAATTCTATTTTACATGGACTAGGCTTGAATTGCTTGCAAAAAATAGCAACCCCCGCATTTTATACGCCTTACTATAATCAGCGGACTGGCAAGAATGTCCCAGGTGTTTATCATGTAGTATTCGGTGAAAAAGTTTCAGGGGATCGGCATGGACTATTGGAGGACGGAACAGGCGTACTTGCTGAGGTTAAGACAATCACGGATCGCCCCCTGAGTTACGGCGATCTTGAATTACATCAACATGGAGGATTAGAAAGCTGGTCTTTGAGTAATGGTCTTGCTTTGATAGTATGGGTGCATGATGATGTGTATATCATGCGCTACCCTATCGAAGGTTTTGAGAAGGGCAAACCTATTCATCCCGAGCGTGCGCGTATTCTGCATGAAGAAACGCTAAAATGGATCGACGAGCGTGTCAGGTGGGGTAGCAAAGGCTAATAAACTAAAATCCGCTCATACGTTGATGAGAGGATTTTAGTTGTAAGCCTCTTTCAGCTTACGGTGAATGGAACTTGCGCTCACGTTGAAGAGGTGTTCCAAAGGAATAGGGGGGAAGTGCTTAGACTTGTCCATACAAAAATTGTATCACAGATGGATAACTATTTCAAGCAGGATATTGACAAGTATCACTAAAAAGACTATCATGAGCGAGGTTGTTATGGGACGTGCCCCCCTCACGCCGTATAACAACCTCGCTCATTTTGATACTCCTTATGAGTAGACACCCCTCAGTACCAAGCCTAGTTGATATGATTTGAAAAAAAAAGACATCCCATAATGGGATGTCTTTTTTTTTCAAATACTCACATGACCGCTTACGTTCAATCCCCCCGTCCCCGAATCCATCTTCACCTCATTATCGTCCTCCAACCTCCAGGCTGGGTGAAAACCAGATGTGTAACCTTCTTCAATCAATACGGCAATGTGTTTAAGTAGAGAAGCCATTGCATCTGCGTCCGTGGCTGTGCTGTATATAACAATGGTTACGCCATTCATATTACGCCTCAATGTGGATGATTTATTTATTCCCATTTTGTCACTCCTCCATTTCCAAACTGTCCATCATTTCCTGAAGTAATCCTTTCAGATTGTTTTTCAGAAATACAACATTTTCATCCGCCTTTTCGCGCAATATTTCAAGCGAGATAAAGGCGGACTCCATTTTGCGCCATGTCGGAAACCCAAACAGTTGCGCGATACTATTGAGCCTGAAAGCGCGTTTACGCCCCTTCATGGCGGATTTACCCACTTTCTTATCTTTCATTCTTCCTCGATTTTCGCCAAAGGCTGGCGCGTTTTTTGCTGGGAGTCTGATAATCGATCAAGTGATTCCAAACCTTCTTCTGCCAAGTTTTCAAGATATTCATCAGCATTTGACAGAGCAAGAACCTTAAGGGCAAAAAGACCATTTCGGATAGTTTTTATATCGGTATAAGTTGACATTATCGGACGCTACTTTGACGTAAGCCGCGTGACTCAATGCAGATCGAAATGGGTCTGTCACATGTTCTATCTTTTCATCCCCACTTTTTTTCCATTTGTTGTCGCTCATGCTTCACTTCCTTTCTTAAGGTAAGTTATGTTTTTTACTTTTCCCGAGAAGTCGTTGACAGTAACGCTTCCGTCGGGATTTTTCAGCGTAAATGGCACACCCCCATGTGACAGAATGTGTTTTTCCCACGCCTTTGACGCGCTCTCGGGGTTTCCGGCACACATCCTCTTGCCTTCTTCCAACCGCGGAGCAAACGTCATTTTATTATTTGCCAAACTTGCGACAGTGAAGGTCTTGTCCTCATTGGCGGTTACTTTGCCCTGTACACCCTCGATGGTATATAACATCGCCGCGTTACGATAGGCGTACAATTTTGGATCTTCCACGAAAACAGTATTGCCGTGGATGGTGCTACATACCAGATTGAAAGATTTAGTACCCATTTGGCTCCCTTAGTAGCTACTCGTGCGAGGTGAGAAAAACTCATCGCCATTGGTAAAGCTGTTTAAATCGTGAATGATGGTAGCCATAATCTGACCTGTTTCCTCGCCGTTTTTTATCGCCCATTGCAGATAACGGTATATTGCTGGAAGTGAATATTGATGGCTATATCGGATGAGTGTTGTTGTAACGGTCATTTTGCTCATAGGCGGATCGATGCGCTGGTTTGCAAATATAAACCCCTGCAACTCATCGAACTCGGCTGGATTGAGAGGTTTTTCCTGTTGTTCAAGTGTGCTTTCGTCAACTTTTGTGTTCATGATTTTTCTCCTGATACGTCTTTTATATTATTTCAATTGTGCCGACTGAATTACCGTTTTGTCGAACAGTTTTTTATTATTGCCAATGTCATCTCGTTTTTTATAAACCTTCTCCTTCTCAAATCTCCCGATCATCGCCGTGATATGCGGGTCGCGCAGTTTTCCTAACTCGCTATTATCACGGCGGTAGTTGACGTATGCCAGAGGATACTTTTTCATTAATTCCACAGCCTCTGCAATCTCACTGTTTCTTATATCATTGAGGTCGAAGTGATTTTCAATAATCCCTGCAAATTCTGGAAGGCTGAAAGTTTTGTACTGGCTGGGTAGCAGGAACTTCAATTCGTCCCATGCGTAGCGTATCACGTCCCGCTCGTACTGGCGTTTCGCATTCTCTCCCATAAGCACTCCGCCCTGCACGCCCTTTAGCGCTGGATGAGGCATGTAGCAATTACTTGTGACCCATCCGGCAACATTCTTTTTTCTGTAATCATATTCTCCCATATTGGTACGCTCCCTTATTATCGTTATTTTCCGGACGCCTGTTGCGTTGGGTGAGCGCCGCACTTGTGCTGTTCGATTGCCTCCTCCGCTTTTTCACGGGTGTCAGATATATCGAATAGTGTGACGACAACCTCGCCGGAGGGGAGCACGCCATTGATATAGTAGGCATAATACCTAGCCATAGCCCTGCCGACGGTTTTCTCCTCCACATAATAAGTTCGATCAAGTTTCCGTTTTGTCATATTGTTCTCCAGAATTGCCCGTTGACAATCCTACGCTCCCCGCGTCAAGCCGACGCGGGGAGCAGTAAAATTCAGCGGATCAATTAGCAGTAAACGATCAACTGAATTTCGGTCTTGCCAAACTCGACTGTCCCGATCAGGCAGTTGCCATCGTCCACCAATTCGTTGTTGAATTCCTTGAATTTACGAAGGTCTGCAATTGCCTCTTTTGACCGTCATGGGTGAACTTGACGAACCCGGTTGCCGACAGTGCAAACGATTCAAGCAGATCGTATGAAAATCCATCGAATGCCGCGCCCTTCCATCCGTCAAGCCCTTTTGTGCTTTCCCAGGTCTTCATGTACTTGGGTGAGTTACTGGACTTGACCGCTTTTTCGATCTTCTTTTTCTCTCCCTGATTTTTTCTTGCTTTGTCCAGGGCTTTTATCATGGCGTCGGACGCGCCAGAGAGACTCGTTGCTCCCTTTGCCTTGATTACCTTCCCGCCAACCTTAGCCGATGGAAGCGCATTCAAGTCTTGGGGTAGTGTTGTTGCTTTCTTTTTCATTTTGAACTCCTGTGTGTATATTTTGTATAAAATAACTATTTTTATGACGACCTATCAACAGTGGTTACTCCCTTCACTCTTGCATGGCTACCCATGCGCAGATGAGGGGGAGTCCTTCTCGTAAATTTGCCGTTCTATATTGATAAGCTATTCTGCCGGTTGCGCTTCTTTCGTTCAGCGCGACTATGTTTGACGCCCATTTAACTTTTTCAGATAGGGTATGTAGGCGATTATTCCCCTCGATCTCCCTGTGTAGAATTCCCTTCCTGCAAGGCTGCCCTTGCGCGGAGTTGAGAAAATCAGAGGATCGAGCCGTTTCATAGTTTCTTGGTCACTTATGCTTTTGTAAATGTACTGTATAACCATATAACCATATAACCATCATTATACCAAAGATAGACAACTATATACAATAGCGTTGTCTATACAACTTTTCAACTAAAAGTACACCATTAATAAAAATAGAACACCTTTGAACAGGTGTTCTATTTGGTCAGTTTACTATTTTTTTCTATTCAAACTTGAGGAGTTCTTTGTCCATCGACCACAAGCCCTGCCTTCCTTTGATCGGGTAAAACGTTGAGGGTTTTTGATTTTTCAATATCCACCCGTAATTGTCACGATTCCACCAGCCCAGCCATTCTTTATCGTAATTGTTGTAGTCGTCTTCAATTTCATCGTCAGTATTTATATAGATAATGCCATAGAGTCCGACAATCCCCACAACACCACCGAGCGGATATTCAATGTCAGGGAAGGGAATGCCTATTTTGTCGCATTGGCGCCTGGCGGAATCAAACCCTGCCTTATTGGGCGATGCTCCGGCGTGTATTGCCAGCCAACTGCGATGATTGGTTGTCCAAGATCTGTTCTCAATATGCTTGACCCCCGAGATAATCAAACTGGCGTACGGTTGTCTAACTGTCAGGACTTTTATCATTTCCATATAACCATCATTATATCATTTTTCTATTTACAAATAAAAATAGGGAATAGTATACTTCGCAAACCCACTTTATATTTGACTCCTGTTGAGTCAGTCAAATGGATAACTGCCAAAACAAATGTGCTAATAAAGGCGGTGTTCTAAGGAAATTGTAATTCATAACATACGTTAAATGTGTATAATATAGGTGTATATTTAAACGGGAAGGATGATATGGAAAACCCAAAAAAGCTTCAACTGGTATTACGATGTATTGCCTATCCTGCTACCAATGGGGGGCAAGAGGGTTATTATGCAATTTGTATAGACCTTAATCTATTTACTTGGAGGTCAACACATAAAGAGGCGGTGCAATCACTTAATCAGGCAATAAAGGGTTATCTTGATACAGTTACTGATTTAGCGAAGGACGAGGAGTTAACATTACGTGAATTGGAGGGACGAATTATCCGCCCGTCGCCGTTCTTCCCGCATAAGGCTAGATATTATCTGTACCGTTTGTTAACTACTCTTATAAAGAACGGAAGAAACGGGCAAACTACGTACAAAGAACCTGTTTCATTGCCAGTCGCTCACGTTGCCGCATAAGAGATTGGCGACTCTAATATGGGGCAAAGAAGATACCCTCCGCTAACTCCAAAGGAAATAATAGCGATTTTGATCGCTCGTGGTTTCACTTTTCATCATTCAGAAGGTGACCATGAGTACTACTATTGCGAGGTAAGGGGTGAGAAAAGAGTAATGCAAGTTGATACTGGAAACCCTCTTTACACAAATTACTGGTTAAAACAGACCATTAAAGAAACTGGAATGACTCGCAGACAATTTTATTGTTCCACTAAACGAACGGCAAAGAAGATAAATAAAAATTGTGCATCTGCCGAAGAACTAAATAATTGGGCATTAGCCTAACAAAAAAGTCCAGCCTAGTCGCTGGACTTTTCATTTGTCTTCCACATCAACCAAATTCTACCAACTCAACCTCGTCTATTAAAGCAGAATCGCCAAACGTCTCTTTGGCGATTCTGTAAGAGTCTGATTCATATAGTCCAACGTGTTTAACTGGCTCGATCATATATCAACTCACCTAGTCCTAGCAGTCTTGCAGTTTCACGTGCCCACTCATAATCTTCTTCTGAAAGTGGTACGCCTTGCCAGAGATAGGCGGATGAATAAGGTATGGTTTCTCCTTCGGTAGTAGAAAGCCATCCGATGAATTTATGTGACCAATTCTCGCTGTCTGTGTTTCCCATGTGTTTTAGAGTTTCCAGTGCCTCATAAGCAATTTCAATCTCTTTCTTGGAAAACTTGCTCAAATCAGGTTTTCTGTCAGTTTTTGGTCGTTTTTTTGTTCCGTAAAAAGTTTCTTCTGGCACAAGTTCTAAACGTCCGTCCCTCAACAGAGAGTCCCTAACGGGCAAAAATTCATCAGGGCTTGGTGTTGGACCTCGCTTTTGGTGTATATATCTAGCTCCCGTTATTGGTTTACCTAGATGTCCAAAAGCCAAAAAATCAGCAAGGAACAACAACTTATTCAATTTTGTTGAACCGAATAATCGGTCATTTCCGCTCTCACTGGCAAAGAATATTACGAGCTCCGCAAGTTTCTCCTTGTCGAATACATTATCTTTGTTAGTCATTGCGTCCATCCTTACTTGGTGATTGTGACTAACAGTCATCGGGCAACTCATTACCCGCTCAAGGTTGCACAAGTACGCCTCTCCTGTAGCGTCGAACACTTGTGCTACCTTTATTTTACATCATCCGAGTTTACGAGTCAAGTCGCCCCTCAGTCGTCCAGAGGCTTCTTGTAAATCAATCTTTTACCACCCACCTTTTTGATTGCCATTACTGCGCGTTCCCCGTCTGTGACATCGCGGCGGTTGAAGCGTCAACCACCCGCGGAAATATAAAGCGGTTCAAAGGGTTGACGATAAAGTAAGACATTCTTTAGAAAGGAGAAGCCAATGTTACCCGAAGTTGAAATGAAAAAACGCGGTAAAGCAAAAGGCAAGAAAGCTGGCAAGAAAAGTTCCGGCGATTCTTCCTAGCGTTTAAGCCCGAAATAAATAACACCCGTTGCGCCCAAGCGTAACGGGTGTTATTATATAAGCATGGTTCAGAATAGTAAAAAAACCGCCAAACCCAAAAAGAAAAAAGGCAACACTGCTAACAAAACAAAAGCCACTTATAAGCCGCGCAAACCCGGCAGACCTAGCAAGTTGTCCGAAGAGACGATCAAGAATTTTTCAGACGCCATTGCCATAGGTTCTTCCTATGAACTGGCATGTCGACATGCCCAAATCAGCGAACCAGTAGTTTACCACTGGCTGAGGCTGGGCAGGGCGGAGGCTTTACATATCGACGAGGGTGGAAAAAAACGAACAGGGAACGCTCTCTATTTAGAATTTTTAAAGGCGGTTGAAGATGCGGAAGCCGAGGCTGGAATTAAATACCAGAAGGTTGTAAACAACGCCGCGGCGATTGATCCTAATTGGGCATGGAAAATGCTCAAGGCGCGTTTTGGATCAGGATATGCCGACACCGCAAACATCACAAATACAAATATCACCATACCTGAAAATATGCCAACAGAATATCTTGACCGTATAATTGCAGGAGAGAATCCAATTAATGTACTCGCAGAATACCATAGCCAGCTTGAGGGCGCAGGCGATAAAGCTAAAACAGATAAGGCAAAGTAATCCTGAACTCAACAAAGAGGTTGTCTTGTCTGATATGTTCACAAAGTATCAGAAAAACCCTGTTGGCTTTGGGGAAGATATGTTTCACGAGACTTACACGGACGATGTAAAAGAGGTAATGATGAGTGTCGTGCATAATCAGGTCACAATAGCCAAGTCTTCAAACGCCGTAGGTAAGACACATGCGGCGGCGCGTATTGCCACCTGGTTTTACAAGTGCTATCCAGGAGCAAAGATTTTCACCACATCCGCCCCTCCCTACAGAAACCTTGCTCAGTTGCTATGGGGGGAGATATATGGACTCACAACTCATCATTCGGACATATTCAAGGGTGACAGAATAACTGCCGACCTAAACATTACTCGGGCATCAGAGGAATATATTACAGGTGTGTCCATCCCCATGTCGGGTCGTGCCAGTGAGAGGGAGGCTAAATTTTCAGGAAAGCACAGCCCTTACTTGCTATTCATCGTGGACGAAGCCGACGCCGTGCCACAGGAAGTGTTCAGGGGCATAGAGTCTTGTATGTCGGGCGGTATGGCTCGTCTATTGGTAATGTTCAACCCTCGTGCCGAGGTGGGTATGGTCGCCAATATGATCCGCGCAGGCGATGGAAATGTCATCACCTTGAGAGCGTTTGATCACCCCAACGTTGTCACCGGCGACGATATATACCCGGGCGCAGTTACAAGAGACAAGACCGTTAGGCGCATGAACCAATGGAGCGTCCCATTGGTCGCAGGAGAGAAGTTGGATGAGGAATGCTACGAAGTCCCCGAAAATCTCGTAGGAGCCGTTGCGGTTGCCCCTGACGGCGAAGAATACCCGGCGCTCCCCGCAGGATACAGGCGTGTGACGAATCCTGCCTTTCATTACATGGTGCTTGGTCAATATCCACCACAAAGCGAAAACCAGCTTATTTCACAGGCCTGGCTCGATCAAGCAGTCATGCGTTACAGATCGTACATCGCGCAGTATGGACAGACCCCCCCGCTTAACATTACTCCCATCGCGGGTTTTGACGTTGCGGATCGTGGAAACGACTTCAACCAATTGTGTGTGCGTTACGGCGGACTGGTCATGCCCCTGCATGGATGGAAGGGTATGGATGTGGACACGAGCGCGTTACGGGCGGGCGAATACCTGAGCCGACTTGTTCCTCAAAAGCAAAAAGGATCGTTGAAAATACTGGTGGATGCAACGGGAGTCGGGTCTGCTGTTGCTCCGCGTTTAAAGCGTATGGGGTATGGAAAGGCGGAGTCTGTTTATGTCGCTTCCTCCGCTACAGAAGTTCCATTGGACGCGGATGGTGAGCCAATGGGCGAGTTCTTTCAATTACGAGATCAACTTTGGTGGACAGTTAGGGAATGGTTGCGAACGGATCCGGGCGCAATGCTTCCCCCCGACGATGAGTTATTGCAAGAATTACACACTCCACTTTATCGTATTCATAATGGTAAAATCAGGATTGACGATAAGGACACCATGAAGGAATTGCTCGGCAGGTCGCCAGACAAAGCCGACGCGCTAGGAATGACATTTGCGCCCAAAGCCAATACAGCGGGAGCATTCAGATAGAAAACAGGAGATAGAGAGAATGCCTAAAACCAGTAAAGCCAAACAAGGGGTCTTATCCAATAAGCCGAAACAAAAACTTATGACAACGGACGATGCAGTCAGAATGATGCACAACATTAGCACGCTCGTATCGCGTGCCGCAATTTCGAGTCAATTAGGCAAAGGGTTTGGGGGGGATAGAGAATATTACGAGATATTTGGATACCCCATAGAGGTCAGTTATGACGCCCTGTGGAATATGTATGACCGAGACGGCATTACCTCCAGGGCTGGCGATGGAATTGCCGAGGAAACATGGCGCATGAGTCCGGTTGTTGTCGATGGAAATGCTGAGTGGTCAGACGCGGAAGGTTCGGATGAGGACAATCTAACCAAATTTCAAAAATCACTCAGAGCATTCGATGAAAAACACCACCTATTTTCGCTACTCATGGAAGCCGATAAGATGCTGAGTTATTCGCGCTTCTCGTGCCTATATATAGGCACGAGTGGAAAACCCGTAGAAAAGTTGAGTTCGGCAAAAGAGATCGGATACTTCGAGGCATTGGACGAAGGTTCCATATCGGTATCCGCCTGGGAAGAGGACAGCACAAGCGAACGGTACGGATTGCCAACCAAATATTCAATCAACCTGGCAGATAGCCGAATCGGAGTAACGGCAGATTGGTCTCGTGTGATCCACTTCAAAGAGGGCAAGGAGCGCGGCAGTCGTTACTACGGCGTCCCCCGCTTGAAAAAAGCATACAACTATCTCCTTGATTTGCAAAAGGTTATCGGGGGCAGCAGTGAGGCATTCTGGCTGTTGATCCGCAAGGGTCTTGCCCTTGTTGCGCGTGATGGCGTGGATATGCCCCAGCCAGGCACAGATGAGTACAAAGCCTTGCAGGACGAAATTGAGGAATACGAACATCAGTTACGGCGTATCCTCCGTTTACGCGGCGTCGATATTGAAGATTTAGGAACAGACGTTCCGGTAGCCGACCCGCAATTTCGATTGTTAATCTCCGCCCTTGCCGGAACGATCAAAACCCCGCAAAGAATACTCGTCGGCTCGGAAGCTGGCAACCTCGCATCATCACAGGACGATAAGAATTGGTCAGACGTTGTGCAGTCGCGCCAAAAGAACTTTGCATATCCGTATATGGGAAGCCCAGCCATTCAAAGGCTTATTGATCTTGGGGCGCTCCCCAAGCCAACAAGCGGTTCATTCTCTTTGAAGCCCCCGCAGCTTTTCGATATGACTCCATTGGAAAAGGGCACACTTGCAATGGATATGTCACATGCGATTGATCGAATCACCAACGGCGCACCCGAAACTGTTATTGACCCGAACGACTTTGTAACCACGTTCTTTGGTAAGCAGAAGGCAAGACGTACCCCAGAAGAACAAGCGGCTATCGAGTCCGAAGCTGAGTCACGCAGGAAAGCTGGTCTAAATCAACCGAAGCAGGACAACACAATAAGATGAAATTCTACTATTACGATCATCAGGGCAAAGGCAAGGCATTCCATGATGTGCTCATCCGGCACGGATGGACTATGACGCGCAAAGAGGAGGAAGCCGAATTTGCGTTTGTAGATACGGAGATAAACCGACGTGAACAATTCGAGAGATTCAATAAACAAGGCAAGCCAATTTTTATTTACCCGCACGCGGCGCGTCCCGACCTCCTGCCCGACTTTGATGGCTATGAGGCGTCACCGTTTGTCACGGCTCACTTCGTTTCCGCTCGTGGACACGCTGAGATTATGGATGCGTATGGATACCCTAGCCCCATGCCTGTTGTCGGATGGACTCTGTGTTCTCTCAAGCCGTTCAGCCCAAGGAAAAAAGCATTCAAAGTCCTATTTGCGCCGATCCACTCTTCCCGCAACGGTACGATGTCAACAATCGACAAGGAGATCAACATCCAGACGTTTAAAATCCTCCATGATCTAGTAAAGCAGGGCAAAATAGACTTGACCGTTAGATACCTTTACAACCTGAAATACACAGGCTTGGAGTTTGTGGATGATATTGCATTCATAAAGGGTAATCCAGATCATTCCACAGTTATGATCGACGTGGCTGATGTGGTTGTCAGTCACCAAACGTTTGCACACCTCTCGGTTGCACGCGGAGTGCCGACTGTAATGATGGGTGAGAATAGAATACCGCGCTACACATTGTCAACTGGACTACACACGCTGGTCAGATCGTGGGAAAAGTACAAGAACTTACTTATGTATCCATTAGACATTCTGTGTGCCGACGATCCATACGCCTTATTGGTGGAGGCGACGCAGAGCGATGAGAAGATAAAAGACTGGCTCAACAGAATGATAGGCGATCCGTTTGATGGGGAATATTTTTATCAATATATTATGGAGCATCTATAATGACATTATTATCAGGCGGCTCATTTCAGATCGCGTCTGAAGGCGAAACAAAAACCTTCTTAACTACAATATCTGTGGAGTCACAAGACGCCGCGCGTACCTTGTGGGATACCTATTCAGGACGCAGGGGGATGCTCGATGCCAGAAAAAAAGGCGAGAGTAAGCGCGGGTATAGCTATGACCCGGATCTCCGCCGTTTCGTGCGCAATACAGACGGACAAGTCGTAGGCGATAATGATATTGAAAAATCAGTAAGACGTGTTTCCAATGGCGCACGAAACGAAATGAGGAAGCAGACTCAGCAACTAATCGCAGGGTCAATTGTCTTGGCGGTCTATTATTCCAGAATGCGCTCGATAATGAATGCTTTGTATAGCGCCATTTGGCTGGTTTCCATTGGCGGGTTTGTGTTTGAAGACAATACGACCCGCAACCTTTTCTATTTATGGGTCTTGTCCCAATACCGGTTCTTTGATCGTTTCGCCGACGATCTCGAACGCGGCACAGCCTCTCTTGATGGGAGGTCAGTTGTTCGCTCAGGTATGTACGGGGAGGCAGGGAACGGCTTGTGGCAAAACATTATTCTGGAACAGAAACAAAAGGACGGGTTCGACGAGGCAAAACGCGTTCTTGGCGATAACGAAAATCACTGTGAAGATAGCGATGACCGCTCGGGTTGTATCGAACTCGCCCTTCAAGGGTGGATTCCCATTCAGTCTATGACGCCTATCGGGAATGCCACATGCTTGACCAATTGCCACTGCGCGATAGAATACCGGAGGCTCAAAAAGTAATGTATAGAGCCGACGCCGAAAACTTAAAAGTTAAAACAGATGACGGGAAGCATTTATTTACTTATGATCCCGCAACTCGCACAATCGAAATCAACCAAAGGGGGCATAGATTCCTTATCCCGCTTTGGTTGATCGAGGAACATTTACGAACATCCCAACGCTCACTAATTACGGTGTACGCCGAGCCGGATGATAAAGACACCTTTCCATGTGGTCACAAATGGGTTCTGGATGCCTATTTGAATCAAGTCTGCCCCGTTTGTGATAATTAGCCCGCCTGGCTGTTCAAATGGCACAAAGGATAAAAAAATGATACAAGATTTGAAGAAGCGTTTTACCTATCACGCCCCGAAAGAAAACCAACCGCAGAAATACGAGAACATCCGCAAGCAGGCATTGTGGTTTGCTGAAGTTCTGGATGCGATGTGTCCTGATTCTAGGGAGAAGTCGCTGGAAATTACAAAAATTGAAGAGGCTGTTATGTGGGCAAATGCGTCCATCGCTCGTAATGAGGAATAAACCGCTAAAAACACTTGCAAAATTTATTGAACCATGCTAGACTGATGTAGTCACCCCAAAAAGACACCGCACGACTCATGTAATGCGTCCTTTACGCTTCTGTGTAAAGGACGTGTTGCTTTTAATACACACAAACAAAATATGAAAATCGAAACATACCAAAATTCACAATTATTCAAAACCACCCGCGAAGTTAAGAAGTGGGGGAGGGATTGGATTGTCGTCAACGGCGTGCCCATTGTAGAGGGCGTTCTGAAGAATGTCTTTGTTCCCATGTCCGAATTTGGGGCATTTGTCAAAGATTGGAACGATGTGCCATTGGTGCTGAGACACCCTGATCCATCCAAGAACGACGGCGCGGCAAAGACCCCCGATGTGGACGTGCCTGTTATTGGACGCTTCTATAATGCAAAACTCGATGAAGCCAACAAGAGACTCATCGGCGAGTTCTGGCTGGATAAAGTTGTGCTTGATTCCTTGGACGATGGTAAAAGCATCCTGAATGCAATCAAGAACAATCGCCAAGTGGAGGTCAGCACAGGTTATCACGCCATGATCGAATTGAAATCAGGAAAACATGGGGATAAAAAGTATTCAGGTATCCATCGTAACCTGCACCCAGACCACATTGCTATTCTTCCCGACCAAACGGGGGCATGTTCCGTGAAAGACGGCTGTGGGATAAATCGTAACTCAGCCGACGCCGAAACAATAATTAACTCTTGCCAGTGTCAGAAAGGAAATAGCGCCATGAAAAATAATCTCGACCCCATCCGAGAGGAAACAGTTTTTCATATAAATATGTCCAGCAAGGGTATGTCTCTTGATGAGCAGGCTCAGGCGATCCGCGAGGCATTCCGAGAGTCTGTCAGACCAAAGACCGCCAATATCGCTAATCCATCCATTAAGTTGGATGGGGCGTGGGTGCGCGATGTGTATAGCGACCATGTAATTGCCGAGATGGGGGGAAAATTGTACCGCGCAGAATTCACACGCACCGAAGATGGTTCTATCACTTTCAATGCCCGTAATACCTGGCAGGAGGTCGTGTTCAAAAAGTCCTATGTGGATGTTCAAAATATGGCTGGCAATCTGCCTGCAAAAGCCGCAAAGGTATATGAAAGCGTTTTCAAGTCCGCAAAAGACGACGGTGACGATGATGCCACTGCCGGTAAAAAGGCTTGGGGGGCAGTCAAAAAGGCGGGATGGCGCAAGGTTGGAGAAGAATGGAAGATGGAATCCAATTCGTCAGAATATGTGTTGGCAAAATTGTTCTCCGCCGCAGGTTACAAGACCATCATTGTCAACAGTAGCAACACATCAGAAGATAAATAACAGAATGTTCCGGTGACGATGCCAGAGTCGAACACCGTTCAGAGTACATAATCGTAAAAAGGAGAAAGTAATGGACAATACATTTTTCAGAAACATTGTCAAGGCACTTGGGTACAATGTCGTCGTCAATAACGACGATCTCGATAACCCAACTGCAATCCTATCTCCAATTGAACCCGATGATAACGCCGATGAAACAAAGCTCGAAGGCTTGAAGTTAAGTGCCGACGACATAAAAACGGCGGCTGAACTTGCACAGCAAGCAATTGTTGAAGTCAAGTCGCTTCGGGAGCAGTTGGGCGGGTCGGACGGGTTGGAAGACCTGATCGTCACCCTCAACGAAGCCAGGAGCGTTATCGCTAACGCTCGGGCAAGTGAAGCAATCGAGCGTGATGCTCTTGTTTCGCAGTTGACGGCAAACACCTCTGTTTACACGGAGGAAGAATTGAAGGGTAAGCCGGTTGGTGAGTTGAAAAAACTTCATCAGCTTATGGCTCTCCCCGAAATTGACTATTCGCTCACGCGCTCGGGTGTGCATAATTCTGAAGGCGATCTGGCTATTCCTTCATTCTTTTTTGCCAAGAACGAACGCAAAAACGCGGACACTTAGGAGTATAGAAAATGCCTAACCCTAAGAAAATTATCCTGAAAGGCGATCCGCTTTACAAGGAACGCCCCCTGAAGGCTCTCGATGTTTACGGTGTCGGTGGGATTACCCCAGGTATGCTGATCGAATCAGTTGCCGGTGAGTACACTCCGCACGCCACCGCCGCAGGCAACGCAAGCCCAATATTTGCAGTCGAAGCCCCATTCCGCGAGGGTGGTGACATCGACACGATCTATAATCAGGACGGCGAGACGATTCTTGCCGCTTACTGCCGCCCTGGCGATGAAGTTTATGCCTTACTCGAAGATGGCGCAAACGTAGCCCAGGAAGCATTGCTTGAGTCGAATGGCGCTGGCTCGCTTCAGGCGTACACAGTATCAGGCGCGACCCCGTTGCGCCCTGTCTGTCGCGCCCTTGAAGCTGTCAATAACTCGGCGGGCGGCGCTCCTGCCCGTATCAAAGTGGAGGTGATCTAATGCATAACCGTAACCAACAACTCGCCTCTGTGATGGATTTCCAAACATGGCTCAACGAGGGCGGCAAAAACGCCGCTCAGATGATGCGACCTGTTTATGGAGTTCATCAGAATGCCCTCCTACGTCGCTATGAGTGGGAGGAGATCGACACCGCCGTTGTGGACGTTGCGCGTACTACTCTTGTAGCCGCCGCAGACTTCCAACGACTCGGCTTGATCCAGCCACTCGGCGGTCTTGGCACAACTGTGTCCGTGTACGAACAGTTGGGCGACATGACCGACGCCGAAGTCTCAATGGAAGGCATTACTCGGATTCAGCAGGATCAGCCCGATTACACGCCCCAAAGCGTGCCTGTGCCGATTATCCACAAGGACTTCAGCTTCACAGCCCGTCATTTAGCCGCCTCGCGTAAGCTGGGCGATTCCATCGACACCACAGCCGCGCAGACAGCCGCACGCCGCGTCCGCGATAAGATCGAAAGCATGATCTTCAACGGTGATTCATTGTCGATGAAGGGATATGCCATTCAAGGTTTCACGACCAAAACTGAGCGCATCCAAAAGACCGCCACAGAATGCGGTGGCGGCGACTTCGGCACTGAGGGTAATTCCTATGCAAGCATAGTCGGTGGTATAGGCTTCCTTGCCGCCGCAGGCTTCACCGGGCCGTACGGTGTGTACGTTGCCCGTACTCAGTACCATCAAATGCTTAACCGTCTAACAGATGGTTCGAGTCTTTCCGAGTATCAGGCTATCCTAAACGGTGTGCCCGAGGTCTCATACATCCGCGCCGCCGACGCCCTTACCGCCGCGTCGGTTGTCATTTGGCAGTTGTCACGCGACGTTGCCGACCTGGCAGTAGCGCAGGACTTTGTAACCCTGCAATGGGACATGCAGGGCGGAATGAAAACTGAATTCAAGGTTATGACCGCTCTTGTTCCCCGCATCAAGCACGACGCCAATGGCGCGTGCGGTGTGTTGCACATGACCGGCGCGTAATCGCTAGAAACTATCAACGGGGAGGGTGTAGAACACCCTCCCCATTATTGGAGAGTATATGTACGGTACAGTAGCAGGCGTGGCATCATTAGCAAAGATGTGGACGGACAACGGCGATTTCGTTGATCCTGACATTTACGGCGATGGCGCGACACGCCCTACTTTCACAGAGGTTGAAACATGGCTCACCCAGCTATCTAACACGATGGACATTGTTTTGGCTAGTTACGGGTTTGTCGTTCCTGTTGTGGAAGCTACTGCCGTATCAAGCATCGGTCAAATGATCGAGGCTTGGACTTCCGATCTTGTGCATAACGCAAACTCATCCGGTAGATTCTGGACTGAAAAAGCCGTCGAACGAGGCGTCACTCCACTGCTTGCAATACGCAAGGATATGGACTCGTGGGTTAATGACAACGGAGAGGGACTGGAAGGCGTGGGAGTCCCCAAGAACCCAAACACACAGGGTAAGACCCTGTTTATCTTTGACACAATTTGACACAATATGAACGGCATAAACATCTCTGAGATTATCGGCAAGATAAAACGCGCAGGCAATAAGTCACTCGGAGAAGTGGCAGAGAATATTCGACGCCGAATGTCCGAGGAAGGCAAACCGATCAGGTATCCCGTCAAATGGGATAGTGCCAGGCAGCGTAAAGCCTATTTTGCATCCAACGGATTCGGACATGGAATCCCTTTCAGGCGCAAGGGACACTATCAAAAAGGATGGGCAGTCAAGGCAGTGCCCTTTGGCTATGAGTTGTCAAACGCCCACCCCGCAGGCGCGATAGGCGGTATGCCTGAGACTGGATGGCAGTCCAGAATCCATAGAGGCAGATGGAATTACCTGCCAAAAATATTCGGCGAGGAAGTGCGCAAGCTGATCCCTTCCATGCTTGAAAATTTGAGAGTTGAATTTAGCTAATGACAAACGATACAGACTGGTACGGCATCGCAGAGACAGGTTTGGTCAACAGGTTCAATACATTGACCGAGCATTTCCCCCATGCGTGGCAGGTATCAGACGACGATACCGTTCTCGGGCAAGGCGCCGAAAAATTCCTGATTTACCGCCCCGGTGGTTTTCCGGTAGCCGACATTTCGATGGGCGAAAAGGATATTACATGGGAGGTGAAGTGCCGACTTCACATAAAGTACAGGGATTATAAATCGGCATGGACAACCTTCAAGGCTGTCCGCAAGGACATTATCAACCTTATCATTCCAGATTACTCGCTGGGCGACACAAAAGGCGTTTGGAGGGTGGGTCTATCGTCCGACGAAGACGCGCAGTATTTTTTCTTTGATGAACCAAAACCCGGGGTTCGCCCCAATTTCATCATTCAGGACATGACCGTATCCATCGCGCAACGATGCGGATTTGAAGTTTAGGAGAATAAACAATGGCAAAAAAGAAAAAGACACCATGGGGAGCCGACGATGAAGCCGCTGATCTTGAAGTTGTAGAATCGGGTGACTTCGATTTAACCGATACGGCAGATGCAGAAACACAAAAGCCAATCAAATCGCGCCTGCCCATGGTCCCTGTTCAACAGGATGCAGAGGAGGAAGACAAGGTTGTTGGAAAAATGGAATGCCCCCAGCATCTATTTACAATCAGCATCCGCGAAGATAAGAAAAATGTGGCAAGAAATTATGCAGTCTGTGACTGCAACGTTCGTTCAAATATGTGGAAAGGTCGGATCGTGTGGGAACACACCCAGGAAGCCGACTCATAAACAGCAACAAAGGAGAGTAAGCAATGTCAAATACATCAGGAATTTCTTGGGGTGTAGACCTTTATCGCGCAGTAGTGTTCCCCCTTTCATCGGCGGGGTTGTTCGCCACTACACCCGACGCGGTGGTGTATGAAGGTCTAAATTTTGAGGGGTCGCGGGTCTTTGAAATTACACCCGCCGAAATGCGCGAAATAATCAACTACGGCGATGGTCGCGTGCGAGATTCAATCTACCTGCCTCCCAACGTATCTGTAAAAGGCGAGTTGCGGGTGGGATATGAGCATCAGGATATTAACGCCGCGCTCACGGGCGTATCGCAGATCGTCACCGGCGAGAAAACATCCGTCCCCATGTCCACAGACCAGCAGGGCACAGAGCCTATCGTATCCCTGTTACTCATGCAACAGGCAAAGGACGAGAATAAGCTGAAACGATGGCGCTATTACATAGTTCCCCGCGCCCAAGCCTTCCCCATGCCGTCCTCGTTCAACGAGAGCGCCACTGAGATTCGCTATCAGATCACATTCAATCCATCGTCTGTCCGCCTGTGGAACGAGGCTTTAACTGTTGGCTCTCACGGCTGTACCGAGTTGGCGTATGAGTCGGGCATGGCTGAGGGTCGTCCGAATATCGTCATGTTCGAGGGCGATGGCGTCTATGACGTTGTATTTTCCCTTCCAACCGACAAGCAGGCAACCGATACGGCTAAGATGACCGTTCACAACCTAACAACAGGTGTTGCGGTCGCAACGGGCATCACAAAGGCAGTTGGATCAGTAACTTTTGACGCTGCCCCCACATATCCGTTCGCCGTATTCTACGAATACTAAGCCATACCCCATATTTTGTCCGAAGAAGGATCAGCCAAGTGGCTATCAAAGTAAAAACAAAAGTTGTAAAGTTTAGCGACGGATCGACAATCACAGTGTCTCAGGCTAATTGGGATATTAGTATGGAGTTAAGCGCCCTTGAAAAAAAGGCGCAAGAGAATCCAGACGATAATCCTGACATTCAATTGTTCAGGCTTGCCTTTTACCCAAAGTTGAAGGCAAGCACGATCAAAGGCAATGTGCCGACTGAAAAGGAGGCACGCGCCATGCCGGAAGACGATCTCGATCTATGGTTCAAGGCTGTCAGGGATTTGAATCTCAAGTGGTTTGTTGAAGTCGAGGAATTGACAGAAGAAGCCTCTAAAAAAAAAGATAGCGGCGGCTGATGAAGTAACAGATTGGCTTGACCATTTTTTCGCCGGAACGCAATCCGACGATTTGCCACACGAACTTGACATAGACATAGATGACTTTCGTGCCCACAGAGACAATTGGATTTTATGGCGCACCCTCGGTCACGTTACAGAGTCAGGATCGTGGGTTGCGCCTGTCTCATTTATGGAGGCGCTTGAAATGCCGAAGGAATCTCTGGATGTCTTCCTTGAATTAGACACATTATTCGGAAAGATGCAGCGACAAGCAGCCAAAAAGAAAACAAAAGACCACGATGCCAAATAACTTCGATGTAAATCTTCGCCTACTTCTCGATGAAGCCGCCTTTGCAAGAGTCAAGGCGGGTGTTTCCACCATTGACGAAGAAGTGAAAAAACTAACTAAAGGTTTTGACAAGCTCTCCCTTGGAGAGCTTGTCAAGTTGGACAATACAAAGCTGGAAGAAGCGCTAAAACTATACGGGGAGATAGCAAAGGCAAATCAAGACATTACGGGAAGCACGTCTGAGGGGGTCAGAGCGGGAGCATTACAACTCGAACAAACAAGGCGTATGCGTCAGGAAGCAAAGAAGACACGCGAGGAAGAAGTAGCCGCTTCTGGATATAAAAGATTGTCTTCCGAAGACCAACGCGCCCAAAGTGTGAAAGAATATTTAGAGATAATCAGAAAAAGCCGCCCATTATTGGACGAGTACAACAAACTTTCCAAAGAGGGGAGATCCAGCGAGGAACAAGATTGGAAAAATATAACCTCAGTTTTATTTTTCCAATCTTGTTCCTC